GACCCCCGTGTCTGTGAGTGTGGGGTAGCGCGAAATACGCTATAGTCCCATTGATGCTACTGAGCCTGGTGTGGTACCAGGTGTGGTAGCACCACACTCGCTGATTCCAAAGTGACGGATTAACCATCCGTTCGAATCAGTTAGACACGTTGGTCCTCTTCATTCTTACTATACCAATAGTAAGACTATTCTCCCGAAGGAGGTGTTTTATGCGAACCCGTCGTACCAATACTAAAGTCGGACCACGATATGTGCTCCAAGCCACGTTTGATAACGCTGGTCATGGAAGCTCCTCGTGCTCGAATTTTAGTACTGCCTACGTGGGCACTGAGTCTGTTATGGAGGACTTGAACAATTCTGCTACTTATAAAAGTAAGGGAATTGTCATGTCACCGTGCAAACTTAGTCGCTCAATGCGAATCGCCGAGGAAAAACCGATCCGCTCAGCCGAGGCCAAAAATATAAATGGCTCGCTAGCTAAGGTTACTTTCTCTGGAGATTTCGCAGGGTACTTCGCCTACGGTCTGCCTAATCGACTTGAAGTCGACATGGGAAACGCTGAAGCTACCACTCTAATCGAGGCTTACGCCAAGATGAATTCGAGTGATACTTTCGCGGGCGAGCAAATCGCCACCATGAAGCAGACGATCGGAATGATCCGGTCCCCCTTCAAGAGCATGACAAAACTTGCCAATAAAGCGTATAAACGCCTAAGGCAGCGTCAGGCTCAAATCCGGAAGACTTACCAGCGCGATCGTAAGCGACTTCGCATTATAAAGGCGAAGCCGATACGATTCCAGGAACTTGCCAAAGCACTTGCTGTTGATTTGCAGCAAGCGGTGGCTTCCTGTTGGTTAGAACTTCGGTATGGGATGATGCCACTCATGTATGACGCGGAATCCCACGTCAGATACATCCAGGAAAACCTGGACACGAGTGCTAAGCCCATAAGGAGAGTAGCGAGGTCTTCCCAGCGAACTGCTATTAAGCAGGAAGCTTGGGAGGGACCAGTATGGTGTGGACTCGAATATGTTTACGAGTCCCGCGCGCGGGCAGATTGGTCTCTGTCACGTCGCGTGTCCGCCGGGGTAGTTTACACTGTGTCACCACAGAGTAACATCTCTCAGCTTGTCGGGCATTTAGGGTTGCGCGTGCGCGACCTTCCCGCAACTGCTTGGGAGTTGATACCCCTTTCCTTCGTTGTAGACTGGGCCATAAATATTGCCGATTGGTTGCAGGCTATCACACCTGTACCCGGCATACAACCTCAGGCCAACTGGGTAACAACAGTTGAAGATAGGAAGACCCAAATTTCTGGCGTCTCATTTTACACCTATCTTGGTTGGTTTACCAACCACAAGGTTGACTTCAACTTCCCTTCTAGTACTGAGCAGCTGCTTACGTACGAGAGGAAGGTTGATAACAGTCTCGCGAGCACACCCATGTTTCTGGGGAAACCCCTCAGCAACACACACCTTGGCGATTCAGCCGCACTTACGGTCACGAAATTCGCGAACGTATTGCGCTCTATTGCTAAGTAAACACGCCCAAGGAGGGCCAGTCCATGTCTATACAAGACATTGTTTTACACGATGCGCTGACAACATCACCGGTTTTTGGCGGCAATGCATATCAGTTTGGTCCGACAGGACAACTGATAGCGAACGGTATTCAGTTGGTTGATACAGGGGAAGCGGATTACTTCAGCCGTTTCCAGTTGACGCTTAAAAACCGTCCAACCTCGATCAACATGAAGACCGGTGCACTCTCAGCTGAGAAGAGAACCGTTGTTCTCTCTCTTCCAGTAATCCCGGAGATCCTAGGGGTACCGCAAGGTGTCCACTTCGATTCTGCGAGACTTGAGATCACTACGAATCCGTCCACTGGCAGCACTGAAAGCATGACCAAATTTCGGAAAATGCTTTCAGACTTTCTACTGTCCAGTGCCGCGGATCCGTACTTCGCCCAGGGTAGCATGGCTTAAATGTCACTACCCGCAACCAACTGCAACCACACAGGAGGTTACATGCAGAGCAAGAAGCCAAAGGTCGAGTCTTACTCGGCCGAAGACACAATGCTTAAACTAGCACAGTGTCTCGTCAGTGATTTCCAGGATTGCCTGGGCGACCCGGGGCTATTTTATGAGTTGCAGTCCGCTCTGCGGACTCGCAACGTGCCTCGGATCCGGGAATCAGTACCGACACCAGCAGTTAACGAGTCTAGTGCGTATAGGTATAAAATTACGTACCAGCTCCAAAGCCTGCTAAAACGCTACAGGTTCCGTAAGGATACCTACACCGAGGATGAGTTAATCGCAAAAGCCTGTGAGGGCTTCCTTGCAACTCAAACTCGGCTGCAGCAGTTGAAGGAGCAGCCTCGTAATGAATTTTACGAAGCTGTTCTGGATACTGCGGCTGATTACATTGCCAAAGTACTTGGCAAGTACGATGTAATCGAACATCGCAGCGTATGTCGGTTTGGAACAGGAGCATCGGTAGGGGTCCGCTCAGTCCATGCGTGTGAAGCTGCACGCTGGGAGTGGCCCATTTCCGGTTCCCCAGAACAAATTGGTTGGTTTTGGGATAATGTTATACACCAAAACCCGCATATCCAGAACTACTGGTATGCGAGGTACGGGCATCTTTCTGATACATTGAAAGAAGGTCCGTTCCAAACCACTCGTTCTCTGACACTGTCGCTTGTCCCCAAGAGTTTTAAGTCTCTGAGATCAATCGTTCCCAACACCACGATCGGTAGTTTCATGACCGACGGGCTAGGTAGAATGATTCAGAGACGACTCAAGAGGTTTGGGTACGATATCACAAAGCTGCAGATGCAGCATCGTGAACGTGCATGCCAAGCTAGCATCCATCAACAGGATGTGACCTTGGATTTGTCAGCGGCATCGGATTCATTATCCGTGTCCCTGATAGAGCGACTACTACCCTCTGACTGGTTTTCAGCAATGAAACTTAGTCGGATTGGTAATCTGTCTCTCCCTAACGGCACACAGTGCGAAATGGAAACGTTTTGCACTATGGGCGTTGGGTTTACCTTTCCTCTTCAAACCTTGGTCTTCCTGGCACTGCTTAAAGCAACAGAAATGTGGACCGATTCCTTCAAAAAGAAGAATTGGGCACATATCACAGTTTATGGTGATGACATGATCTTTGATCGTGGCATCTACACAAATGTGAAGCTGTTGTTTAAGTACGTAGGTCTCGTCATTAATATTGATAAATCTTTTGACGAGGGCCTATTTAGGGAGAGCTGTGGTGGTGATTACTACCACGGATTGGACGTACGCCCTTTCCAGCCAGAAAGCGGTGAAGCACGTTTAGGCAAAAATGCCTATGAAGCTCTGCTTTACAAGTTTATCAACGGCCTTCGCCGGAGATGGACGGAGCAGGAGATTCCCCGGACTCTGAACTACCTTGTAACGCAGTTAGGAACCCTCGGTATGGAAATTAAAATCATACCCGAGCACTTCCCTGATGTTGCAGGTGTTTGGAGCAAGACTTACCACACCCTCCCTGAGTTTCTTAAGGGGGGGAGATGCGCTAAACCCAAAAATGTTGGCCATGGTGTTATCCGATTCTCCTATCTCCGGTTAATCCCGGAGAGGGCGAAGGAGGTACGCCATGAACCTTATTACTGGGTTGCGCTGGGCGGCAAAGCTACTACCGATGATGCTTACGGTCGTAGAACTTTTCCGCAAGAGTCCACCCCCACCAGCCGAACCCTTCGAATAATCGAAAGGGTCGTAGGTTGTGGAGGTGACGAAGGGAGCCTACTACTTGAGAATAAAAAGTGTAGGCAAGAATCCGTGGCGCCGAGATTTATCGGACCGCCTCAGCAAGTGCGTGTTGACCTATCGACATATGTGACTATTCGTCACACTGGTCGATACACGCGGCAGTTAGGATCCACATGTCATTGGGATCCGTAGATTAGAGTCGCAAGGCTCAATACCCC